TTGTTTGGTAGTCATCTTTAAACCTTTCTGAGTGTTGATGCACCGACGCGGTGCAGGTTGAATCATAGCATCAATCGTCGCAACGTGTGTAAAACTGTTGAAGGTCTGCCGTATCGCCCTCCAAACCAGTTGCGTGTCCGTTCCAAGTGCAGATAATCAGCCAGCAGCCATCAGCAGGTGCTTCGCGGACTTCGTATAGATCGGAAGCCCAGTAAACGGTTTCCCCGTTGCTGACTGCTTCCCGGATTTCGTCAAACGTTTTGAAGTGTTGTTGCATGGCTAAACCTTTCTGAGTGTTGATGCACCGACGCGGTGCAGGTTGAA